TCTAAATCTTCATCAAAAGAGAAATTGTCCTCGATCATAAAATCGACTTCTTCTGCGCTTAAATGGGATTTAGTGGTTTTATAATATTCTTTTACTAATACGTTGCGGTCTATGTCGTCGTAATTAGTGTTTAATCTTATGTAATCTTGCATGTCTCCCCCGGTTTCCCGCATAAAGTCGACTAATTTAGTAATGTTATCCGGCAACTCTACTGGCGGCTCAGCGCTAGGCGCGGGAACGCTTGCAGTAGAAGCCGTCTCCTCGCTAGTTATTTCTTTAATTATTGTGCCCACGGGCGCTTCAACTGCAGGCTCTACAGCAGTATCTGCCGGGGGTTCAATTACAGTGGCCTCCTCATTAGGTATTACTATCCGTGTTACATTACTAGGAAGATCCACCAACGGTTCTCTGTTTTTGGCGGCTATTTGTTGATCTGTTAGTTTGGGCTTGCTTTTAATTTTAAAAGTTCCTTCTGTTTTTTCACTCATGATATGATATTATATAATTATTAAATAGGTACTTATTGTGGGTTGAACTGAGATAGATCAAATCCACCTAGGTTATCATTGCCGGCAGACTCAAAGTCTTTGGGTAATCCTTGTGTTTGCCTTTGCTCTATTAGCTGGCTTTGTTGTGATCCTTCTTTTTCAATTCTTTTATCTTTGCGATCTTCTACTTGTGCGTCTTTAGTTTGTGTTTCTTGAGACTTCATTTGCGCAAGCTTCAGGTTGTATTGAAACTCTGTCGCCATCAACTCTTTTTTAATTTGCGCCTCTGCCTGCATTCTTTGCATTTCAAAGTTTGACTTAGCTTGTTCTATAGCTACTTTTTCTGCTGTTAACGCCTGTTGCTTTTGCACTTCAGCCATTGCGGCTTTTTCTGAAGCCTGAGCATTTGCTTGAGCTTGCGCCTGAATATTTTGCTGCACTAATGCTTGCTCTCTTTCTTGTTTCTTTTTACGCTTAAGTTTTAGCATTTGATTAGCTAACTTAAGGTTTTTTATTTGATTAATATCTATTGAGTCTTCAATATCTATTTCTTTTGTTTGCAAAGCAATTTGTATATTTTTTTGCAACTCAGCCTTCTCCTCGTCATCTGGTTCCATTTCTAAAAATATACCAAAGTCATGCAAATTGAGGTTTTCAATTTCTTTTAAAGTTTCTACATTAAAAGTAGACACGCTATTCATTAAAGAATTTTTAGTAAGAGGAAAATTTAGTACATCACTTATTTTAAGTGATATGTTTTCACAAGTACTTAGTGCTAGCTGTATACTTGCATCCTGTATATGCTTAGTAGCAGTATTAGAAGTGTTTGCAGCCATCTTTTGCAAGCCTACTAAAGCATTAGCATCCGGCATACTTCCGTCTCGAGCCTCGTTAAGGCCAGTCACATCTCTAATCATTTGCATGTTGTAATTATATGCAGTAATTAAGGATTGTATTTTAGAAATACCAGACGAACTAGTTAATTCCTGTATAGGTACTTTACCCCTATTCATATCTCCGTCTTGCGTCATAGACCTACCTACAACAGATCCCGTTTGGAAATACATATTCAACGCTTCCGCAGGATTATAATTTGTGCCATTTCCTAAATCAACTTCAGCTAATCCGTCAATATCTAAAAATATTCCGTCAGGAACCATTCTAGATAATACTTGTTGTATTTTTAAATGCGTTAATTGTATTATGTCGGCAAACCCAATGCACTTGCTTATAAGCGATTGTATCACACCCTTGTACATTCTAGGCGCAGCTATAGAGTAACTCATTTCAACTCTAGTCGTGTCGGCTAACGGGCGTGTCATATTTTCAGACAATCTCCAATCGAGCATGATGTCGGATCCAACAACTTTAGCTCCCTGATACAATACCTCAATTGACCTAGCTACTCTTTCAAAATTATCATTAGGGGGGGGATCAAATTCACTGGTTTTTTCAATAGCCTTTTCTAGCCCATTGTCTGTTTTTTTAATTTTAAACACTTGGTCTGTATAAGTTTTATACTCAAAATACATTACCTGAACGGTATTATAGTCATAGTTTTCAAAACCTCGTATCATTCTACGGTTGCCTGGTGATTTTTGTATTTTTACTAATTCCTCATTAGATATATAAGGGAACTCTTTTTTAAGTTCAGGAAGAGTTATGGATTTAACCTCGCCAACATAATATATATCTCCAAAATTAGGATCTTCTGTATAAGACCAAACGCAGTAAGCAGGGTCTACGTAGTCAACGACTATTCCTTCTGCGGGATTAAACGATGTTTTTGTTATGCCTATGCCTATATTAACTAAATCCTGATTTACTCTTGCCCTAGTTAAATCAAATTCGTTTGTAGCTAACACTGTATTAATAGCCTCTTCTTCCGCGATTTCTATAGCTGGCTTGTATTTAAGTTGCATGTGTAAGTCCCTTTCTTCCATAGACTCAGGCAGACTGGCATCAGGAATTCCTGATCTGCTTAGATTCATAGGCATAACCGAACTTGCTTCGGCTCTAGCCTCCACTGTTACCATGTCAAACAATAAGTCTTGAGCGTACTTAGTTCTTGCTTTTAAAGAATCTGGGTCCTGCGAGTATGCTGATATATCATACTGTTTTTGCGTGATACCGTTAGCCACTATATTTGAAAACTTAGAAAGTATAGGCACTGGTTTCCAGTCTAAATTCAAATAAGACAAATCCCCGTTAATAGCTAACTCATCTTTGTACTTTTGTACGCTTTGCTCGCCTCTAGCGTATAAACGTAGGTTATGAAAGTTGTTCCAATTAGCGGCATACCTGTTTGATCCGGCGCCGCCATAATTAAACCACTCCTGCTCAATAGCTCGAGAAACCTGCAATCCGTATTCTAGCGTAGCTTTTTCCTCGTCACTTACTACTTGATCCGGAAATGGACTATTAGTGTTTGTACTTATATTCATTTATTGCATTATTTTTGAAGTGGTTCCCTTGTTGTCGTATTTCTTAAATCCTAAGGAATATTTCTTTGTTACGATAGCTCCCTTGGGGCTATACCTGTGTTTGTTGCATGCCATTAAAGCTAAGCCGGAACTTATTAATGCATCATGTTTTGTCCTGTTGTTTATATCAAATTTAGCCCAGTCTTCTAATGTTCTTTGTAAATAAACATCACCGTAGCCTTCTTTTGTTTTACCAACAAAATCCTCTATATAAGTTTCAATTGCCGAAGCGTGTGCCTGCTTAATATCCTCACTTGAATTAGGTATCCCCCCTACTTCTCTTTCAGACACGGATAATTTATTATAAGATCTATCCGGCCTATTAATACTAAAGCCTCTATATCCTCTGCGCTTTAAATAGTAAAGCAGTCTTGGTTTGTTGTTTTCACATAATATAGGCATACCGTAAAACACCATAGCCATAAGTACATCTTCAAAAAACATCTCCGCGGTAGAAGGCCTAGCTATATATTCTAAAAAGAAATGGTTAGGAGGTGCGTCTTCCATTGAAAACTTAGTTAATCCATGTAAAGCTCCGTTAGAGCCGCCGCCGCCAACGACACCACTAATATCGTAACTGTCACAACCAAAGGCGCCCATGTGCTCATTTCCTGGATATTTAATACCATTTTTTATTATTATGTTATTTTGTTGTTCTTGGTTAGGAACCCATGTAACCCAAAATCTTCCGTCTTTGTTTGGGTAAAACATTACTCGAGTGTCTTTAATCCCATGTTCCCATTGAAAGTTTCCTTTCGTAACCATTGTATTGTTTTTTAACTCATCGTTATAATCTATTTGTTGGTAGATTTTAGTTAAGTTAAATAACGATTGCTTAGACTCGTCTCTAAAAGCGTGTTGCTCTGTTCTTGGAAATTGACGATAGTATTCGTTCAACGCATCCGGATCATCCTTTAACCCTTCAACTTCATTTTCCCAATGATCAATGACGCCCTCATCAATAATGTCACCTTGAGGACCAAGAATATTTTTCTTAGGTACGTCAAAAACCGGCCAACCGTGTTCATCAATGAATCCTTCATAGTTCCACTCCATCGGTATAAAAAGCTTATACAATCCGCTTTTTGTTTGCCCATTCTTATTTCTTTTTGTAACGTCTGAATCGTTATATAATTTTTTAAAGTTTTTACCTCCCTTGTCTAATGCATTTGAGGTTGAGCCCATCATACATTTACCGATAATACGGCTACCTAATCTTAAGCAAGTTTTTGTAACTCGCCAGTTGTTAAGTATATTAGTAGGTCTTTCCCACTTACCACTTTCATCGTGTACTAGTAGCTTTAGTTTTTCTCCATCGTAAGAGTTGTCCCCGGTGTTTTTCCAGTCGACCGTTGTATCGAGACCTGTAATTTCCTGGGGTTTCTCGTTTGAATCGAGTTTCCTTCTTGTGAGTTTTGAGGCCGGTACTCTGTACGCGAGCTCTGTCTTTGGGCGGTCCATCCCGTCCTGTATGGGTTTGAAGAAGAATGGATAGTTAACTGATATCGGAACAACTTTGTCTGTAAACATTTTCTTTGCATCGGGTCCAGACTTGGACAGTATGCCAAATCTAGCATCCGTAGATATTGTTGCTTGGTTAACAGTCTCTCCTGAGGCCATGAAAGAAAAGCCTGATCTTCTGTTCTTAAGGTAGCACATGCCATAGCTTCGTCTGTCTGCCTTGCAAGCTTCCCAAAAAATGTAGAACAATCTGTTTGACTCTCGAAAGTCTGGGTGCCCAACATCAATCTTGGACCACTGCAAGTACATGTAATGAGTACCAGTAATATAAGTAGGCTCGTCTTGGTTAATAAACCAATAGCCATCTTCACGCCTGTTAAACTCTGTGTCAATATACCCATACCACTTTTCTTTAAATGCAGTTGGATATTTCTCCCAATCAGCTTCGCTTTTAATCTTACTTAATTCTTTTGGATATTCTTTTGGTGCCCACTTGTTAATGCCTTTACTAGGTTTATCCTCTAGTAGCGGTAACGCAATATGTAAACTACCAACAGCGTATATATCTCCTATCTTGCCTGTCCTGCTTATTATAACAAGGTCGTATTCTTTATCGTAACCGTACTCCCATTTAGCGTAGCGATTTTTTTTCTTAATAACCTGTGACTTAATATGGTCTTTGGTTATATAGTATAATTCCTGCTGATATGCCATTATTTAGATCTTGATTCTGCAAATCCTTTAAAAGCGGGCTTTGTTGAATCGCCAGTGGATTCGTTTATCATTTGCTCCTCTTCCTGAATTCTTGTAAGAATTTCAAAAGCATCAAATATGCACAATTTTTTAGTAGCGGCAGCATTTTTAAGTCTGTCAGCTGATATATCTTCATCTGAGTCAACGATCTTTTCCTCTGCTACCTTTACTAATTCTTTAATTGCTTTGCGCCCAGCGGCTATTATACTCTTCTTCGTTTCTATCGAACTCATACTTTATAACAATATCATTTGATTTCATACAATATAAAAGCTGGTTGTCTACAACAAATTCCCATTCGCTGCCAGGTGTAAATCCTATTACATCCCCTGGATTAATTCCAGAGCCTTTTAAGGAGCTATTTCCAATTTTTAGTATACCAATAAGATCAGCTACTTTTTCTGCGCTTAGGATGTCTTTATTTTTAACAGGAGCTACAAAGCATCTGTCTCCAAAAGACTTCCACGTGTCTTTCCTCTTATATAAATATATTTGGTCTACCGCGCAAAAAAACAAATCGTCTTTTAAAAAAGACCGGCTGTTCTTTTTGATTCCTTTCATGTCGTAGAACACCCTAAACACATTATGGTGTACAATAATTAAATCCCCTTTTTTTATTGATGTTGCAAACGCAACAGGAGTTTCAATTACTTCCGCGATGTTATTGACATGCTTGAAGCTTTCTATAGAGCTATTCGTTATAAGGGTATGCTCTCCAACCCTAACCTCGTTATCATATCTTTTGCCTACCGGCTTTATGATAAAGTCATATACGCTTCGCATTAATATTCTAAGTCATATTCAACGGATATTGCCATGTTAGCATTAAATTTCTTCCATGGCATTACCTCGTCTACTTTCTTTATAAATATATTATAAGAATTATCAGACTCCTCGAATAATATATGAGAGATCTCGTGACCGCCGTAAACTGTCTGTTTAACAGAGTAATGCATTGCTTCGTTTTTATAGTCAGCCCCGATACTAATCTTTCTTATAATATTATCCATAACCTACTCTTTTATTTCTTCGTAAGTTCCGTCAGTAAGATTAATATTAATAGCTCCGTAGTTAGCCTCAATATCTTTTTTAACCTCATCCATATCTTTTTCAAGCATGTTAACTTGATAGATAGCTTTTGCTTTCTGTACTTCTAGCACACCAATGTTTGCTAAATAAGATTGCAGTTCTGTTTGAAGTTTAGTTATTTTTTCTAACTCGTCTTTGGTAATTGCTTTCGCAGTTGTTTCCATCTTTTTTACTTTACTCATTTTGATTTAATTTAATTGTTAATTATTAATTTTTATTTTGCTACTACAGATTTTGCCTTAGCTGAGGCCTCGCTTTTAACATCTCCTTTAACAGGCCCTCCTTCTTTTGGGACTTCTTTTTTTGGATCAAACGAGGTAAATGGATCTTTTGGATCAAACGGGTTATCCTCTTTTGGATCTTTTGGATCCTTTGGATCCTTTGG